TTTCCTTTAAAAGAATGAGCATCTGGACACGGGGGACAAATCTTCGGTGAGTTACCCGCTTTAGCAACTCTTTCAGATCTTCTAAATCCTCTTTTATCTTTGTCCTATCTATCCTTCTCATAAGTCTAATTATACACAAGTTTTGGTATAACTGGATCAGGCGGGTCAGTTGGAGAAGATAAGTTGGTTGTATCGATATTCCTGATTTCAAGGTCTATATCTTCGTTATAAAGCTTGTAATCCTCAAGAACGGCGGTAACTGAAACCGTGTCATCATCAATTTGCCTTATCTCTTCTACTCTAAAAAGCTCATCCTCTATTCCGTAGTCTTTATAGCTAACAGAGATAATATCTCCTTGTTCAAGAGGTAAAGCCTTTGTGGTTGTTGTAAAAGAGATAACGTGATTAAGTCTTGCTCTTTCGAGAAAGTAAGCGCCAAGCCTTTTGGCTCCAAGTCTATCAACACCAAAAAGCTTTAAAGTCATTGGATTTTCTTCAATTGTTACATCATCGGGAACTTCGAGTGTAAGAGTGTTAGGAGTATCATTTAGAACAGGGTCAATGTATTCAATCTCTATGGAATTCGGCATTTTTGTTCTTGAAGGCAGACTATACACAAAGGAATCCTCTATAAAGTCATTCTCATCAAATTTCATTACAGGAGATTCAAAATAGAGGTTCATGTATCTAAGTTTATATTTCCCATTTTCACTCTCCTTGGCTAAGAAAAGGAGCAAGATAACGGCAGACAACCATGTCTGCGTAAGGTTGCTCAAGATACCCGCCAGATTTCGGCATAGTTCCAAACTGCCAGAATAGATTTGCCATTTCTAAGTCCAACTCTGCCTCTTTATCTACCAGTGGAACAGGGCAGAATTCGAATTGCTCCTGCCCCAGGTTGTAAACAACGCTTGGGCTGTGTTTTTCTTTTGGTAGGAATGGGCAGTTTCCGTATTCATCAAGTCCTTTTTCTTTGCACTCTTTGCAAGTGATATACTTCCCACTCTTCTGAAGGTAATAAAGAATCATCGCTTTTCTGATACGGATATACGGCCGAAAAAAGTTTCATAAAGAACCGCCAGAGCCTGAGATTTCATTTCAAGAACACTATTAAAGGAATCAGGGTCAATTCCAGCTGTTCTGATAACCTCTATTGCCTTTTTAACTGGAAATTCTGTCAGAATTAAGTCTTCAACCTTAACTTGTTGCCTTTCTTTAACTTGTTGACTTTCTTCCGTAAAAGCCTTTTCTATGGTTTCTCTTGTTTTTGCTACCATTTCCTTAACATCTTCTTCAGTCATACCAAGCTTATCTAAAAGCTCTGGAACTTTGCTAACTGGTATTTTCATCTTGCCTCCGTTCCATTGTGGAATTTTGTTAACTTTCGGTTTCTCTGTTGTAGGTGGAGGATTTATCCCCCCATTCCTTCCAATACGCCCTGTCATTAGTGTTCTCCTTACTTAAACTCAATTATCAGTTCATTATCTCCAGTTTCAGTTACAAGATTGAACGGCAGTTCATTTGTTAATGCTCCGTCCTTTTCTCCGAATTTGTAATCGCTGTATTGAATTTGAGCAGTGAAAGAGACCTTATTCCCTTCTTGCTGTCCTACCGTAAACTTGAGAGTTGCAACTTCACCCGTCATAAACTTGGATAGGAAATCGTATTCAGATGGGAGAGTAGCCAACGGGTCAAAAGAACCAGCAGGTTTTCTGTCAGTAATGAACACTTTCCAGATTCCATCAGGAGAATTAGCGTCGTCTATGGCGGTAATGGTATTGTTTATGCCGATAGACACTTTAGAAAATCTCGGAGCAAATACATCATCAATTTTACATCCAGCGTCATAGAAAACGATTGGTTTTGTTGGCTCATACGCCACATCAGGAACGGGAGATTCAACTCTTTCAAGAAGTTTACCCGTGAAAGAGAAAGAAACTTCTGTAAACTCCCTAACGTTTGAATCAAACGAAATATCTCCTTTACATCCCACAAATTTGTAGAGCTCACCATCTTTATAGAGGTAAAGCGTAAGGCTTTTCTGAGCATCCATATCAGACATAGGAGAATAGCGATAAGTGTCTGTGTAGCCGTCTCCGTCAGAATCAAGAACTTCTTTCTTAAAGGAACAAGCCTCTATCAACCTGCCGAGTCTCGGCTCTTTTGTTTTATCTCCACTTCCACGCAGGTTAACCTTTATAAGTACCACTTGCACTCATACCTGGACGACGGGAAAGTGTAGGTGAAAGCGCATTATTCTCAAGAAATGTGTAATCGGGTGTGGGATCAGCGGAAAGAATTTCTATTGCATCTTGAAGTGGATCAGGTAGAGCGTCAACACCGTATGTATCCTCTATTTTTGCCAGGAGAACAGTTTTCCTTGAAGCTCTCATTTTTATGCCTCCTCTAAATACTTGATTGCCAGCTTTATAGAACAGCCAAGATAACGTTTATCTTCCTGTGCTATTAAGAATTCGTCACCTTCTACTTTCAAAAGTGAAGCAGTTCCTAAAAGGGAAATATCCTTTTCCAAGGCAGAATAAATGTCTGAAACTCTCTGTAAAAGCTTTTGATATGTTTCATTTGAAACAACAAAAACTTCAACTTTTAAAGAGCTCTGCCTAACTGTGTTTCTGTATTCATTCTCCTGTCCAAGGTCGTAAATCAAAACTTCGCATCTATTAGGATCAGGAGGAGTGGCTTTGGCAACAAAAACAAATTTTCCCGTGTCTGTCTGGTAGCCGTTCTCGGGCAGAATTTCTTTCAACCTGTTAGAAAGTGCCTGCAAAATCTCATAGCGTTTCATTTACCACGTCCTCTGATAGGTAGATAAAAGCTTCTTCTAACCCTCTAAAAAGCTTTATTCCAGCCACATAGTAGGTTTTTCCGTTAACTGTGAGCCCATCTCCAATTGCAAGAATTTCAGCATCTTCTATCTTTGCTCTGAGGTAGAATTCCACAAGATTAGTGACTTTACCGCTAACGGTTTCCTCTATAAGAGTTTCCTCGTCAGAGAGAATGGCACGGAAGGTTGTCCCGTCCTTCCGTGCCACATCAACGCCAAAATCTTCATAAAAGAAGTTTCTTTCATCAGTTAACAATTGACCTTCACCTCAATGGTTTCTGTTAGATCGGCAGCAACAGAACCAAGAGCATAACCGAAGAAAACGCCGCTTGAATCTTTACTGATAACCCCATCCTTGATGTAGAGCTTATCTCCAACAGCTACATCAACACCGGCCGTTCCGTCGTTTGCTTTTACAGGAAGTTTAAAAACCCCTCTTGTTACAACTGTTGCATTACCATCAGCATCAGAATCAATAAGAAGAACCCCCACAATGTTGCCTACGGCAACAGGAGTTCCAGCAGTTTTTCCTGTGCCTACATTAAGAACAATCTCGTCTCCTTCATAAACGTAGTTTCTCATCACTACCCTCCTTCAATTAAGCTCCTGGGTTTTTAAATGCGCCTCTGTAGTCAATGAATGCTGCACCAAAAAAGAGTCTTACCTTAAATTCAAGAACATCGTTGTCAAAGTTTTCATTTGTTGTGATTTCTGGCGTGTCTTTTCCATCAAGGAAGGCAACTTCAATGGTGTCAACCACACCCGGAGAAGCAAAGAGATACCATGCAGTTTCAGACCCTTTGACATCTCCAGCCTGTAAGAGGTAAGGAGACTCTATGACTTGAGCAAAGTTTGCAAATGGGTTTCTCTGGTCGTTTGAACCACCTGGGAGGGTTGTGTCTTTCATCCAAGTTTGAGCTTCTGTAAAGAGATTTGGAGGAACAAGGAGATATTCAGGCATAACATTTATAAAGTGTCCGTCAACATCTTTTTGGGTTCTAAACTTTGTTCTTGCTTCTTTGAGAGTGTCAAGCCCTATTGGTCCAGCAGTACCAAGGTTGTTATGTGCAGCATCAAAAACAGGCTTACCGTCAGACATTTTAGGGTTGCTGTTGATAAGAGCATAGACAGTCTCTTCTATTGTTCTCTTTGCAGAACGTGCAAGTTGAGCCGGTATTCTGGAAAAGACATCAAGGTCATCATTGATAATAGTCTCAAGTGTAATTCCAAACTTTGCCCCGTATTTTCCAATAGCGTAAGATTCTCCTTCCTCGCTAATAGTTACATTCTTATACTCTGCACCCTCTTTAACGAGCCTTAAAGATGGAAGGCTGCCAACTCTAATTCTGTGAAGTTCTTTAAAGTCAGAAGCAGAAGCTTTCCTTGTGAACTTTTGGTAAGTTGTTGGAATATCCTGATAATCCTTAAGAAGGGTCTTATTAACCGCATCCATGAGGATAAGCTTAAAGTCAGATGTGGACATAGCTCTACGGATAATTTCAGTCCTTGAGCCAACAAGCCTTTCTCCGCTTCTCTTAAGAGCCTCCTTTGCGAGGTCTTCAAGCCTGAAGGCCATAAGTTCTCTTGCACCTTCGGCAGGCTTTTCGATAGACCTACCAGCCCTCATAAGAATTGCGTCAACCGCTGCCTCTCTGAATTTTTGCCTCTCTTCTTTGATTACATGAATGCTTCCGCCCACTGCTGTTCTCCTTTTTGCAAGTTCATCAAGAATGAGGTCTTTAACTTCACGGACAGAAAGCCCTTTCTCTATCCATTCTTGAGCTCTCTCCTCCATTCCGTGCATCTGGCAGAGTGATAGAATCTCAGTTGCACGCTGTCTTTCCTGTACTGCTATCTGTTCTGGTGTAAGTGTTTGTTCTCTTTTCTCTTCTTTTGCGGGGACTTGTGTAGTTCCCCCTCTTTCTTCGTTTGTTGCGGGAACTTGTGTAGTTCTCTTTTCTTCTTGGTTAGTTGTCTTTTCTGACATATCTACCTCCTTGCTATTAGCTTCAGTATTTCTTCCAACCCCTACGTTTGGGTCTGCGGGGATAGGGGTAAGAGATATTTCAAGAACTCTCCATTTCTTAGCTATCCAGGCCTCGCCTGTAAACCTGTCCCACGTTTCTTTTTCATCCAGATAGAGCCACTCATCAACGACATAACCAACCGAAACGCCTCTAATGAGTCCTTCTTTTACTTCTTCCCATGTTTTTTGGGAAAGCTCGGTATTTTTGAATTGAATCCTCGCTCTACCTTTCCTTTCTACCTCATCTATCCAGACCTCAACAGGAACAGCTACAGGCTGGTCTGCATCGTGGTTTCTAAGAACAGAACCAGCATTTATAAGAGGAGAAAGATCAACAGCTTCTTTCGTGTGTAAGAGAATCTCCGGTCCCCAGAATCTCTCTACCGGTGTTTCAGAAGAAAATGAGAGCTCCACAATTTTGTTTTCTTCATCAACAATCCCTCTGACTTCAGCCGTAAAGGTTCTCCTCACAAGAGAACCAGTTGAGGGCTGCTCTCTCTTCATGGTCTCAGTTGCAGTTGCCATTTAAGCCTCCACGCTTCTTGCCTGGGTTTCAGATATATCTTTCAAGCCAACATCTTTCATAAACTCAATTTCTTTAGCTCTTTGCTTTATAAGCTCCTTCCAGTCTTTACCTTTAGCTGCCGCTTCGTCTGCAAGAGTTGTGAGACCAACAAGGAGCTCAAGTCTTTTAGCCTGTGCTTCTTTTAATGGGTCAACCCAATCAAATCCTTTGAATATCCATCTATGAGCTGTCCAGTTTTGCCAGTTCTTAATTGCCCCCATTATGTTGAGGTTGCCAAGACTGATGGCATTTTTGATAAATTCAACGTAAATAGGACGGAGGAAGTAACGCTCAAGGGATTTTCTAAACGGCAGGATGTAGTCTCTCAGCTCAAGTTCAGAATGTCTTGCTGAAGAATAGTTAACGTCTGCTTTATCTCCTGAAATCTGCTCATAGGAAAGACCAATAGCCCTTCCCATTCCTCTGAGGATGAGCTTCACAAAGTCATTAAACGTATTTCCTGGTCTCTTTGGATCTATTACGGCTATATCTTCCCCGGGATTAAGCTCAATCATCATTCCAGGAGCAATTTCAATCTCTCTCTGACCTGATTCAGGATTAAACTGTCCAACAGGGCTTCCGTTTTTCTTAATTGCTATCCCGAAGCTTGCAGAAACTTTTGCGTTTATTAGCTCAGCTTCTATCAGGTCGTCTAAGTGATAGGCATAGGGGATAACCGGAGAAAGAAGAGGAATTCCTAAAAGCTGGTGAGGTCTCCTGAAAGGCGAGAAATGTATTATTTCTTCAGCAGGGATTCTGATAGTCTCCAAAGAAGAATTAACATAACTATCGGGAGAATAGTAAAAGTGGTATGCAACAACTTTTCCAAACTTATCAACCTCAACTCCATTAATTATCTCGTTTCCTTTTTCAGCCTTACCAGTTGGAGCAAGTCTCCCGTATTCGAGAATCTCTATTGAAATCGGAGCAGTATCTCTATTTTCAACATCGGTTACAACGTGGAAAAAGACTCCGCCATCTGTAAAAAGCTTTAAGATTGCAAGCCTTTCTATGTCTCCAAAGTGAAACTGCCTGTAATAGTCTGCCTTGTAACTCCATTCTTTAAAAAGAGATTCTGCTTTATCGTTAAAAATCTCATTATTTGTTGAAGCCTGTAATGTTGTTCCAGCTCCAACAATTCTTACGAGAAGAAGATCAACTGCTGCTCTTACCCAGCAGTTGTTTTCGTAAAGCCAGTTAGCGCGAGAGCGAACGGTTGGGAGTTCTGACAGAATAGCATTAGGTGAAGTTACCCAATTCTTCCAATTTTGAGTAAGCCTACCCTTCTCGGCAGCCTTGAGGGAACGAGAATATAACCTTAGAGCTTCCCTTTTAGCTTTCCAACCAGGAAAGAGAAAGCCGATAAAGTCCTCAACCGTTCTTACAATGGACCTCACCTTGTAAACCTCACGTAAGTGAAAGTTCCCCCAGATTCAAGTCTTGCAATTTGAGAGTTAATGTCCTGCAACTGTTTATAAAGAACTGGAAGATCAGCCCTTTTCATCCATCTATCGCCAATATGGTATTCCTGTCCTTCTTTCTCTATCTTTTGAATTGCCGTTAGGATTTCAGATTTCCGCTGGTAAAGTTCTGCAAGCGTCAACGCCTTAACCTCCTGATTTGATTTTAGTTTTGAAGCAAGGCGTTGAAAAGCCTAAAAATCAGGCATATAAAAGGAGGTTTGGTAAAATCAAAAAAAAGAGAGATTGAAAGTGTTAGAGAAGCTGGCTGAAATCATTTTAGCTGTGACGATTATTTCGCTCGCCTTAAGTTCCCTTTACATTGCGGTGAAATCATGAATGAAAAAGTAAAGGAAGAGATTGAGTTCTATAGGGATGTTTTCAAAACCGCTGTTTTTCTTATGGTTACAACAGCAGGAGGAACTGTAGGTCTTATTCTTAAGATAGATTCTAACCCTGTTGCTCCTTTCTTGGTCTTTATAGGGGCTCTACTTGAACCTTTATGGATAGC